TGTTGAAAAGTTTTATCAATTTCTGTAAGCGTTTGGCACTATTATTAATTGACCCGAAGCATCAAATGAAATGGTTGGTTTGCTCGTTACATAACCATCGGATTGCAACTGCAAAATAATTTGTTGTGAAAGCAATGTTGTTTGTCCGCTGCTATTCAAATAATTATTTGCACCTACACCCATACTTGGATATTGTTTCCATTCACCAGCCGAAGATGAAATTATATCGGCTTGGTGTTGGTTATCACTTGCTGCAATAACAAAATCATTTACCAATGGCGAAACATATAAATCACCACTCAAACTATCTTGCTGTAAATCTAAAAAGTTTGTCATTGTGTTAATTCTAATTCAGTACCAATCAAAGCAAAGTAAAGGTTTTGAAGTTGGTGGACGTATTCACATTTTATGTGCTTGTCATAAAATCTGAATTGCCATTTAAAAGATTTATTCCAATCAAAACCAATTTCATTATGTTTTTTATCAGTATATTTTATAGTGTATTCCCCTCTAAATTCTTCCAAAAACCCAAACTTCTCCAACCATTGTTCGGTGAGGGGAATTGCGCAATATTGATTTTCGGCTATGTCATCAGGAAATGCAGAATGGTCAATATCACCCATTTGCACAATTTCTTTACAAATAAAATTTGCTGGAATTATTCTTATGGGTTGCCAATACACATAATTCCCAATTCTTAATTCTTTTGCTGCTACCATGTTGTATATTTTTGAATTGCAAAACTACTGAATTATTGCTTTATTTTCAATATCTGTTCTTTGCGTTGGAATTAGCGGCGGCAAAGTAAGCGGTGGTGTTACTGTTGCTGCCCACGTTCCAATAGTATTTAGTTGTTGCTCAATCGCATTTAATTTACCCACCAAACTAATCACTTTCACCATGCCGCCTAAATTTCCTTGATTAAATTGCACTTGCGGCGCAACGATATAAACTTCGTCTAATTCTGAACTTTGAATTATCAAAGGTGCAACTCTCGTGCTTAATAAAACTGTAACTGTGCTACCTATTGTTGGCTTCAAAATTACACCATCATCAACAGTAGATTGAAATCTTACACCTTGAATTTGTGCAATGCTGGTATCATTCAACGGGGTGCAAACACAAGTACGTGAAGCAATATCAACGCTATCAACGGTGCAATCTGCAATCGTTAGCTTATCGGCGTTGTGAGTGCCTGCCAACTTTCTAATTGCAACGCCTAATTCTCGGTTTATATTTTCGTATGTGTTACTCATTTTTAAATTCCTTTCTGCAAATCTGTTTTATCTAAAACCCCATCAATACGCAAATCAATTTCTACTTTTTGCCGATAGCCACCCATGCCATAAGTTCGTGTAACTGATTTCACAAAGTACGTTCCATTTCTTTCGGGCAAAACATTATCTATGAATTGCACTTGGTCGCCGTGGTTAATAAATGGCAAACCGAATGTTGTAAATGTACCTCGGAAGCCCTCGTAATAAAGCCTATTTAATCGAGCCTTTGCGAACTGTTTTAAGCCATCTAAAGTATTGCCATCAGCATAAAATAAAGTAACTACATTGCCAAAACTACCCTCATCAATCCCTGCTTTTATGCCGCCTGTTAAGTCTTTGAAATCAACTTCTCCATTGTTTTTTTTATAAGCAAACACTTCTAATCGAGTGGCTTTGTTCTTCATTCTACCATCAAAAGTTTGTGTTGCTAATTCTACTTTGCTGATTGAATAAGCCTTTACGCCTACTTTCACATCGTCAGCCCTTGTGTATTGCATTTCATCGCTGATAATGTTTTTTTGAAACTGTAATAAATGCGGTGGGTTGTTGTTGGTATCAGGGTAATAAACGAATGGCGAACAATGCAGCACATCGCCACGAAAATAGCTTTCAACATGAAAAGTTTTGCGCAAATATTCCAATACTTCAGCTGGCGTTTGATTCTCAATTCTGAAATTCCCCAAACTCATTGTTGCGCCGCCTGTGGTGAAAGAAAAGTTTGTGCCTTTTAAGATGTAGCCTATCACATCGCTAATGTCAGCCGCAGCCCAACTCATTTTATCTAAAAAGATTTGTTTCAACTGATACATATTGTCTTCGCAATCCAATTCAATAGGCATTTTGTTAAGCACTTTTACAATGTAGCCCGAAAAGATTGTATCGGGTTCAGGTACTATTTCTTTGCCGTTGCGGTCAATGTAAATGTAACTTGCTTGGATTTCGATTTTGTCGCCTCGTAAAACAAAAGGCGCATCGTTATTCGACTGCCTGCCATTGATAAATTGTGGTGTATCTTTTAATGATAATTTGCGCTTCGTTCCATCTGCAAAATTGATGAAAACATTTTTAGGAAACTTTATTTTTGCAGTGTCGGTTAAATTTTTCCAACTGCTTGAAACCTCAATGTTATTGACAAACGAAAATTGAAACACACTATTCCTATTCGGTAAATCCGATGTAGGCTGTTGTGTAATTTTTATTTGACAAATTGGGCGCAGCATTATTGGTTCTCAAAAATTAAATAGTTTACATCGCTCAAACAATTCAATTCAAATACTTGTTGCGATTGACTACCCATGTCTTGCGGCAGTGAATAGCTTTCGATAACTATGTTGAATATATTGTTCGTTTCTAAATAATCACTTTGAACGGATAAAGCACATTTTGCATTGCAAATGGCAATCAGCTTATTTACTTCGCCGATTGGATAAACTCCGTTTGCGCCCTGAATAATCCCTTTGATGTTAATGATATTATCGCCGTCAGAAATGTATTCTTTTACAGTTCCATCCAATCCCTGTATCGGTGTTTTGATTATGTTTTTACTGCCATTAATATTGAACAAAACAGTATCAACTTCGATGTTTGGATAGTTGATTACATTGCCGTAAATATCAGTATAGTTGCCCGAAGCGATTACTAAATTAGAGTAAACAGGTGTGCCCAGCGCACTTGTTTTTATTGGTTTGTCGGGTGTTGGTGCTGTTTGATTTGGGAAACTCGGATTATTTTGCGGCACTTTTGATAATGCGGTAACAATCCTTACACCTGCCTGAAATTCAGCAACTGCAATAAGTCCTTGTGGTACTTGTAACGGATTTGGAATTATGAAATTATCGGTTGCCATTTGTGTTTAGTTCTTTCCCAAGTACAATGAAATGAATCATCTTTAATTTTTCGATTTTGTCGAACTTTACAATTATTTTCTTTTCCTCACCATAAAAATCTTCTAATAAGTATTCCCATTCACAACCACCCTTTGTCATAACTCCTATAATTAACCTCCGTTTATGATAAAATTCCCCTATAAGTTTTCCATATTGAGTTCTATTGCCAAAGTGCTTAAACCCTAATTGCAAAAGTATTTCGCCTGTAATTGTAGTATTATTATTTATCATAGCAGTTTGGTTTTATTTCCATGTAATCTAATGAAAGTTTAAAAGCATCTTCATAAGATTCATGTTGTGTTAAATGAATTTTTGCATCATTTTCATATTTATCGCATAATCTATCTATCAAGTATGCAATATCGGAAATGTCATCCGAAATTTGAAATTTATCGTCGTTTATGCAGCACAAATAAACATTTGGTTCAACACTATCAATAATGTAATCAATCACATCTTTTTTATTTTCAAAAATAAAACAAGGAATGTCGTTTTGTGTAGAATCGAAATCAATTCCAGTAAAATAAAGTAATAATTTTTTTTCGCTCATGGTAATTTGTTTTTGATGAACAACAAAAGTAAAACTATTTTTGAACTTTTATGTATTGCCTATTGCATGAACTTGTGAATCATTAACTGCTGAAATCATTGCTTTTAAAATTTCTTCTCGAACTTTTGCTGAACCTTCCTGCAAATTTGTTACGCCAACTGTGAAGGTATTTACCAAACTACCCATTGTGATATTGATAATGGTGGGTTTGGTTTCTTTTACCGAAGATGCGCCTGTGTCCAAATTTTCTGTTGGCGGCTCAATACCTAATCCGTTTTTTACCTTTTTTTTATCACCACCTTCACCGCCTGCGCTTTTAACAGTATAGCTTTTTCCATAAGCATCTCTTGCATTATTAATCGCATCTTTCACGTCTTTAAAAGGCTTTAGCATTGCTTCTCCAGCTTGCTTAAAATCTTCTTTTGCATCTTTAAAGTTGCCATGTATAGCATCCCAAGCAGCTTTTACTGTATACGCCAATGCCTCAAATGGTGCTATCATGTCATCCCAAATAGCCTTACCTAATCCTTTTATTATTTCCCACGTTGCCCATAGCACTTTTCTAAATCCCTCAAATTGTTGATAGGCTTGGTAAATTGCTGCCGCCGCCAATCCAATTGCAGTTATAATCATAAATATCGGGTTTGCTTCCATTGCAATATCTACTGCAACCCATGCGGCAGCCAATCCCTCTGTTGCTAATGTATTTACAATTATTGCTGCTGTACTTAATCCATTGTACCAAATTGCTAACTTTTGTTGAGTACTGTATATCAATAATGCGGTTGCAACTGCACCAATTGCAACTCCCAATGTTTTTAAAATATCGGAGTTATCTTTTATAAATCCAACGAAATTCTCAATACCATCAACTACCGCATTCATTGCTGGTTCTAATTCCTCTAATAAACTTTCGATAACACCACCAACTGCAATTTTGGTATCGTCAAATCGAATTGCCAAACGTGCCAATGGGTCTGCTGCTTCCCATGCCGCCGCCGCTGCACCTTTGTAGCTTTCGCTCATTAAATCTAAAATGTATTGCTGTGCTTTGGCTTGTTGATGTGTGGCAATTAAGTTATCAATAAACTTTTGTTGCGCTCCATCAATGCCACCGATAGCACCACGTAATAACCTTGCTGCGTGGGCTGGCTCATTTAATGCAATGCCTAATGTTTTCGCTGCTTCGGCTGCGGTGGTTTTTGTTTTGGCGGCAAAATTTAAAATGATTGGGATTGCTTCTTGTGCGATATAGCCATGCACATTTTTAAAAATAGCTAATTGCCCCTCCATCGCCGTTACATCGGTTTTGGTGAATAAAGTATTTTTTCGGGCTGCATCGCCTAAGGCATCTAACTCCTTTCGAGTGAAGCCGATATTTTCGCCGTTGGCTTCCAATGTAGCATCTAATTGAGCCGATGCAAACTTAAACTTTTCGAGTGATTCACGAGCACCATTAAAAAATTCTAAAGTTTTTTCTACTGCAAATAATTCAAAAAAAGCATTACGCAATTCGTGTACTACCGAATGCGAATGCTCAATTTCTTTATTCATTTCATGAGTTGAATGCTTAACGGCGTTCACCGTTCCGCTCATCTCATCTTTTAGTTTAACAATATATTCGACTGTATCACTCATGCTTTTAACTTACCAAGTTTTATTAAACAATATTTGACTTGACACCACCGCCGAATTAAATCGTCTTCCGATAAAGTTTCTGTATCAACATGGTGGTAAAATGCTACCCATGCTGCTATTTGTGTTAGTTCATAACTATCATCAGTTATGGCGTAGTATTCTAATTTTTTTTTACAGCCGCATTCATTTGATTCTGTAAAATCGAAACGAATTTAAAACAAGCTGTGCAAGCGGATAAATACATGGTATCATCGTTCAATATTCGTGGGTCTGAATCAGCAACCAACAACGAACTATCTAAAATAGTTCTGCCAGCATCAGCCATATCCATTTTCATCACTTCATTTAAAGCAACCATTTTTGCTTCACGATTTGGTTCTTTGATGTAGCCTACAATTTGATTACCGTTTTCATCAGTAAAACACAATGGAGTTACTTTTACACCTTCACGATTGCTTAATTCTGCTGCTTTTTCGTTGATTTGCTCAACTGTTAAAATATCTGCCATAAAATGTTTTTAAGCGTGTTGAATACCGCCAATGATTAAAGGAATGGTTACTTTCAAACTCATATCGCCTTGCGATGCAGTCATAGGGTCTTCTAAAAATTCAACCATAGTAAGCACATCAGTTGCAGCCGTTGTACGACTGCCGCCGAATACTACTTGAATTGAGAAAGGTGCAATATTTGTCGGGTTGCCGTTTGGTGCAGCTAATTGTATAGCTTTCCATTGGTCTAAATACAACTCAATCGAACCTTCATATTCTTTGTTGCCATAGCCACGACTAACAGGCTCAATGCCTACGCCGTAATTGTTTGACTTCGCTTGTTTCGCTTTGTATTCAATCTTGGTAACGCCTGTTACTGGCACTCCGAAAAGTACCAAACGAACACTTGCCCAACTATAATTTATACCATTTATAAGTACGTTTGCCATGTTTTATAAAGTTGTAACGGGTTGTAAAGTGATTGTGATTTGTCTTGCAACGCCTTGTTGGATGTACTCAACTGTTACATTTAAGTTTGAAGTTGCTAAAACATTTTGTGTTGGGTCAATGATTGTTTTAACTTGTGGTGCGCCAGTTACAGGGTCAAATGAAACTTCCCCATCTCTGCCCATTTGTTGCAAAGCATCATTGCCAACTGAAGTAAAATAACTTACTGTTGTATTTGTTAAAGTTCCATCAGCATTTAAGTTCAAAGGGCTATTTAACAAAGGAACGTAAGCCGCATAAATCAGTCTGCGAATTTTTTGCACTACTCTTTCATCCGAAATGTGAGCGTAGTTGCTTGTTGGCAAATTAGCCACAGGGTCATCATTAAAGAATGTTCCGGTAAGGTTCGGAAATGTACGAAGCAACAAATATTTGTAAGATGCTAAAGCCCCTGCCAATGAAGCTGAATAAGCAACGCCATTTGTAAATGCTGGTACGCTTAATTCAACGCCGTTTGATTGCGGATATTTCCCAGGCCAACCAATGTCATCGCTTACTTTTGCAGATGAAATAGTACCCAAAGCCGAACCTACATTCGTTACCGAAATGCCAGTTGCTTTGAATAAATCGTAACCTGCATTGTTTCCATCTTGTGAAACAGTTGCACTTACATCTTCGTATGTATAGGTAGAAAGGTCAGGCAATGTGGTGAAATCAGAAACTGAAGCAAGGTTTACACCAAGTACCGCAACAAATGGTTGTTGTGCTGCTTTATTGGTTTCTGCAATCGCATTAACAGTAGCCAAAGAGTTTGTTAAAAACTGAATAGCTGTTAATGATGAAGGATATTTAGTGGGCAAATAACAACCCATTTGGCGAATTTTACCACCTGCATAATTCTGCAAAGTAGTCAATTCAGTAAAGGTATAGCCACCACTTGACAACGCCGATAAAGGAAAAAAGCCAACGTACAAATTGCCTGTTGGGTTCAATCGGAAATATTCGCTGATATGGTAGTACCATTGCGCCAACAATGAAGCAACACCGCCGCTAAATTGTGTGATAGTTCCTGCAATCGTTCCTACAATAGTAGTAGTAATTGGCGAACCAGTATTTAAGAAAATACCTGTTCCTTTACGTGCTTTGATTGTTACTGTTGCTGATGCTACTGTGGCTGAATAACCTGTTGTAGCTGTGTTTGCGTTAATCGCTGCTGCAATATCAGCCGCTACTAATGCTGCTGTGGTTGCTGCTGATGTTCTTGTGTAGTTGCACAATACAACTGTTGAACGCCATTCTGCTACATTGATTGCGATAGTATCGCCTGCCGCACCTGCTCCAGTTACTAAATAAGTTCCTGTTGCTTGGGTTTCATCGCTGAAAGTGTTGTTAATACCTAATGCAACTGCTTGAGCAAGGCTCAAAATGTTTTTGATGTTGTTTGTTGTAGTAAATCCACTTGGCAACGTATCGCTGTAAAATGGCATACCGCTAATGAAGTCCTGCCCTGTGGCTGGTCTGCCTAAACCGCCTTGACCTTGTAATATAACTACGTTATTTAGTGCCATCGTTTGTTTTAGTTTGTTGTTTTAAAGTTTCATCTTCTGTTGTTGGCGTTGCGGTTGTTGCAACTTGATGAATAGCAATGTTGCCATCAATAATAACATCGAATAATTCAGCATCGGTTTCGGGTGCGGCACAGTTAATATAAATATTCCCGTTAGCATCTACTTTGATGTTTTCGGCCGTGCCTATCAATCCACGATTTGAAGCTAAATTGTAAGCCTCGATGTTATTGGTTATCATTTACCTTTTTTTGGTGTTTCAGGTTCTGTCCATGCCAATACTTCTTCACGGCTCATTGTTTTTGTAACTGGTTTGCCATTTACAAAATAATCCGTTCCGATTTCATTTCCTTTTGCATCAGTGTTTTTGTAAGCGTTGAAATGGTGGTTGCCGTCTGCGGTAAAATAAACTTTGTCAATTTCAGGCTGTGCGATTAAAACTTCTTGTATTAATTCCATGATAATTTTGAATAAATTGTTTTGAATAAATTGTTAGTTGGCTTGCGTTACCCTGCCAGTTTCCAGCCAATAAGTGCCATCGAAAATGAAATCAATAGTAGTGCGCTTGCTTGCTGTTAATGATAATCTGTAATTAGCAGTTGATAGTTTCCAATTGCTACCCAACCATAATGCTGTACCTGTACCAGTTCCTTTAATAAATACAAAAGTGATATGGTCGCCTGCATAACAATTGGTTACTGTTGCGAAGTAGGCAACACTATCCGTAACAGTAGCGATGTAGTTGGTTTGAAAAGCGTTGGAAGTAATAGTAATTGAATCCTTACCAGCTTTGTCGGTTACAGCCGCATAAGCATAGGTTAAAACCCTGCCTGTGTTGTCGGCATTTGGTGTGATACCATAACGAGGTACTGCGTTTTGTGCGTTGGCATTTACATAAAATGCACCTAAAATAGCTAAAAGAAAAATTATTTTTTTCATTGTAAAATATTGTTTGTTTTGTTTTTAGTTTGTTTTAAAATAAGGGCTGCATTCAATATACAGCCCTTTTCTTTTGGTTAAATTAAACGTTGAATGATGCTGGTGTTAATGTGGTGTACAATGCAATCTCATTGCCCCAGCCATAGTTCACATCATATTTCATCAAGGCTTTTAAGAAGAACAATTCTGAATTGTTTTGCAATCTTGACAATTGCAAGTTTGTATCTTCCATTGAGTTCATGCCAACCCACAAATTTGAACTTGTATCCATTAATCCTTCGCAGAATAGAATAGTGTTGTCAGGCATACCAGCCAATGTAACAACTTCATAACCTTCGTACGGCTTGTTGTCGCCACGTTCCATGGTGTTTACACCTTTAAAGGTTAAACCATTTACCAATGCTTCTTGGTAAATTTGATTAGTGTTTACCGACATAAAATACTTCAAGCGGTCAAATCGTTTTGCACGACTCAACAACGCTTTTTTGTTGGTTGCTAACAAGCTTTTGCAAGCCGACATTGCAGCAAGAATATTGCTTGAAGTCAATGTTGCAGGTGATGCAACTTGATAAACGTTTGAGTCGTTTACCATTTTCTTAATAAACCCATCGAAGAAAACTAATTGTCCGTTACCTGATGTGCCAGGCGTTGCGGTGTAGGTTGTAGAACCAATCCAAAACATAGTTTCTACTTGCTCCATTACACGTTGCAAAGCAATGCGCATCATGTACGTTTCAGCAGTTGGCGGCAATTCACGAGTTAAAAGTGTGTTACTCAATTGCTCTGCCAAGAAGTTCGCTTCGTAATCACGAGGATTGAACTCCACGTACATCATTAAATCTTTTGGAGTTAATGTGCGACCATCTTGCGTAAATGTTCCGCTTGATGTTGGCGTTGCTTGTCTTGGTTGCAATGGATTGGTGAAGTCCATGCGGTCAATGGTATGCAATTTCTTGATACCATCTTCAACCCATACAGCACCCTTTTCGATAGTTTCCATTCCAAAAGTTGCTGGCAAAATCA